TAAAATTCGTTCCTCTGCTGCCCGTATAAAAAGAGGGAGATTAGTAACGAAAGACGTTTCCGTATTTTCGGTGTAATCCTGTATCGCTGTTTTTAATTGCGCAAATGTAAAGCTCATGACGTAACCACCGTAACCTCTCCGACCTCTCCTGTAGCTTTCAATGTATTAGGAGTCAAAGCCTCGTCTCCTTGAAACCCAACAGGTCTGAACCCGTATTGAATGTTTCTTTGAACCTCTAAATCGCCCTCGGGTCGGGGATTCCTTAACGCTTGTGGATCAGGGCCAACATTGGGGGGAAACAACTGCGGGTGCTTGGGCTCAAACTCATCCTTGCCCACTTTTGCTCCGGTCCACTCAACACGCATATCCCTCAGTCGATAGCGAAAACCGGATCGATCCGAAATCCCATACGCATTCTTGTCTGAGGCATAGGCCATGTCACACCCTTAGATACTGCATGCTTGGTTGAAGTTTAAGAGGAACACGATCCTCATCTTCGTCAGACGCACGTTGGAACTCTTCTTCATACACACTCTTCAAAAGTTGTATCCGTTCTGGCGCTCTTTTCATAGCGATATAATACGCCAGCCCCGCCACCATGCAGGGGTAGAAACGAAAGGGCATATCCGTTGTGTTTACCAACGCATCTGCATCCTCAATCCTTTGCACATAGTAATAAACCAATTGGTCTGTAGAGTTTTCCGGAACAGCCCAAAGGTTTATGATAGGTAAAATCTGCCTGTCAAAATAAAATTGGCTTGGCCTGCCTTGCGTAGTTTTATTAGGAAGAGTGGCGTACTCCCCCCGACTAATCCGTTCTACCTCAAAGTCTGTGTTGCTACGCCTAAGAACAATCTCCAAAACATCTACAACATCAGCCGTTAGCGTCTGGGCAGACTGCCCTTGCGTCAACGTTATAGTAGCTTGCGCCACGGTCCACATGTTAATGCCACGGTTTGCCCAATCAGCAAACATCAGGTTCAAAGACCTACGCGCCGTTCGAGCATCGTAGCCAGTGCGGACCTCTAATCCACACCGCTCATACGCTTCCTCAATAATCTCACCAACATCAATGTTGAAATCTCTGGACCCAGAAGTAGCCATGATTAATACAACTTCGGTGATTGATTAGTTTTAATCATAACACAACCGCCGTTTTTAAAGCTTGTAACTTTGCCGCCGTTTTTCATGTACCCCATTTTATTACGAACTGGCTCAGGTAACTTTTTAAGACCAGTCTGGTCTTCTGTTGGTTGTTTCATAGCCATTAGACTTCTCCTTAAAACTGACGAACAGCGCCCTTGGTACTCTTGCGCCTAGATTCCATTACTTGTCCGCAGCCTTTCGCGACCGCTTCGCCTTCTTTGCCTTCGCCTTGGTAGGGCCTTTTGACTTGTCCCCCAAGGGTATAGCCTCTGACCTTGGCTTTCTTAGTGTTACTGACAACGGTTTTTCCTTTTTTGCCAGCTTTCTTCTTTTTCTTAGCAGTCGAAGCTCTATCTGCTTTAGAAAGAGAACGTGCTTTAGCCAACGGAAGGCATCGGTCAGGGTTCTTCTTGTCCTTTGAAGTACCGCATGGACCTTTGATTTTACCATCAGTTCCTATCCTCACCCACTTCTGGTCGCGCCACTTTTTTAACTCGCCCATTACGACTTCTTCTTCTTGCCTTTTGCGCCCTTAGCGTAGTTAGGGTCTTTGCAATACTTTGAAGCCGCCATGTTTGCATACGCCGAAGGATACGTGTCAAAAGTTCTTTTTGCCCAAGCCTTACCTGCAGGACAAATCTTGCTGCCCTTGGATTTAGGAGAAGCCTTACCACCTCTTTTATAGTAGGTGAGACCCTTGAGAGTCTTAGCGGGTGGCTTGGACACTTGCTGTTCCATCTGACCTCTGGATATAGCCATAATCACGCTCCATATACGATTTAATGTACGCTATTTCTGACGCTATAACTTCTGTTTTTTTATCTACAGAGATTAAAGTTTGAGTTGTCCAAGTGGCCCAGCTATAACTGACCGCGCCAATGCCGCCAATAACCGCCGTAAGAAGAATAACTACCACTTGTTTCATCAACACTTCCAACGTTTTCTAGCCTGTCTTAAACGGCTATTCGGGTCTTTAGCCGCCTTTGGAAACTTCTTCATCTGTCCTGCCGAACGAGCGCAATAAGACTTCCTGCGCTTGGCGTCCTTGCTGCCCTTCTTCACTTTACCCGTGACCGCTGTTTTAAGCTTTGACCCCGGGTTTGCAGCGCGGTGGGCTTTCACGCCCTGTTCCGTCATTCCCGCCCCAGACTTAGTGGGGCGGTAATTTTTCTTGTTACGCTTTATCGGCTTATCCGAACGACTAGCCATACTCTTTTCTCATATCCAGTATGATAGTGTATGTGTCCGCACTTGTATGACCGACTGTTGTGAACATCACATCTCCAGTCTTTCCAGAACCGGAGTTGTTAGTCAAACCGCCGAACACACTGTACTCGTGGTTGCCACTTTGGTTCTCACCTAGTTCAATACATAGAACATCGGTTGTTGCGTCCCAAAGAATTTGAACCTTCATGCCAATACACTGCCACCAGATTCTTTCTATCACAACGCCAGTACAAGCAACGCCATCCAAACCCGTAGTCAGTGCAGAAACATCAACCTTCTTAACTGCCGATTCTCCGGAGCCATCTGAGATGTTCGTAAACTTTTGAACAACTCTTTTGGCCCCGTCGAAAAGCGTCTGTGTAGCTACAGCATCTGCCATATCACCGCCCCTTAACCGTTATTGAAGTCTACGTTCATTCCGGTAATTCTAATCCAAATTTTACCTGCGGTGTAAGCCGCGTTTGTGGCAGCGCCTTGAACTAAATAGATGTACTTCTTAGACAAAGCCGCCATAGTAGCAGCCGAATCGACAGCGTTGTAATAACCTAAAGTAAGGTCGCCGTTGTTCATCATCTGAGTTCCGCTGGCTACAGCCGCGCCGGACGCCGTTGTTCCCGTGGCTGAGATATCTACGTTAATATCTGGATCACCGCCTGTAGGAACTTCTACGCAACCAAATTCTAACAGGATTGGAATGCCGTTAACTTCTTTTGTGAGTTCCGCAATGTACGCATTAGCAGAAGTTCCAACACCAATAATACGATCCGCTGAAGCTGATCCAACAAATCCACCGTGAAGGTCAATAAGAATAGACGTTACGATAGTGCCGCCAACCTTGTTAACAAAGGTGTTAATAGAAGCGTCTGCAATACCCGAGCCGTGCGCGTTGGGCGTAATGCCAAAAATGGTTGCGCCCGTATCCAAGCTGGCGTTATTCGCACCCGCTGCAGTAGCGGTGCCAGAAAAACCGTTGGTATCAACAATGTTGTTAATGCCCGAAGTCGCAACTGTCTGAACTTCAAACTGTTTTTGCGATACTACGCCAGTTGTTCCGTCCTTCGTAACTTGTTGAAAGCCGTTTTCAGAACGCACTGGACCCGAAAAAGTTGTATTAGCCATGTTATACTCCTGTCGTGGCTAGTGTCAGACGCATTATGCGCCTGTCAGGGATGACAGAATGATACACAACCTTTTAACAAAAAGAAAGAGGCGATCCGAAGACCGCCTCAGTTGAGCAGGGAGGGAAAATCCTTGCGGTTATTGTAACACAGGTTACGCTCCGGGGGAACCGAAGATACAACGTGGGTCTGAGAACCCAAAGCTGTAACGCTCACGCGCCTTGAAGCGCATGTTACCTGTGTCGAAGTCTGCTTCCATGTTGGTGGAAAGAGCGGTGCGCTCAAAGTGGATCATTCCACGAGGAGCATCAGTCATGATGAAGAACGCATCTGGGTCCGTCAGGAAGTCGTTAACGGCAAAGCCATTAGGCAACATACCCATCGAACGGATTGCGTTCGTATCATTATCCGCAGTGCCAACTCGAAGGTTAGACACCATCAGGCGCTCTGCAACGAACTGCAGTTGACGTGGGATAAGAAGCTTCAAGCCCCGAAGAGCAACCTTCAATCCACGCTCATCAACAAAACCAGCGATATTGATCAAGGCATCTTCAAGAGATGTCTCATTCAAATCAGCGGCTGTCGAAGGTTCGTTAGCAAATGTACCACCATTCGTCAGAGGGTGAGACGCATCACACAAAGCAACCCCGTCACCACCAGCAGTAGCGCCAGCAGTAAATGCATTGTTAAGAACCGCAGCGGCCTTAACTTGCTTGGTGTGTGCCATTGAACGAGCCAACGCACGAGTATACCGCGAACCAAGACGATCATAGAGATTGTCTTCGATTGCTTCCTCTGTGATAGAGAACGCAAGTGCGATAGTTTCGTGGTTGTAACGAGCAGTGTATGCCTCGTTAGCATCGTCAAACGATACGTTGGAACCCTCCGCCTTAGTAGGCGCAGCGCCAAATCCACTCAACATAACTTCTTCCTCGAACGCTCTGTCCGAAGATTCTGTTGTGTAGATTTCCGCAGTGTTGGTTTTCGTAACGGTCGTACTCCATTCCAAACAGAGCGTTTAGTCCGGGTTCTAGCTCTTTCGCTAGTTGTGCGCGAGAAATAGCCATTTTCTAAACTCCTTATACGCCTGTCGTGGAAACAGTGCCAGCCGCAATGGAACCCGTAGGCGCATTGAAGTGGTTGTTGATACGAACGATTAACGGAATACCAGCCGCAGTAAAGTCGCTGTTATCAGGATCGTCCATGACGCCCATAATACGCAACGCCAATGTATTGGTGGTGGCGATAGTATTTAAATCAGCGGTTGCTGAAGAAATACCAGTACTGGTTGAACCGCTGTTGCCTGTAGCAAACGCAATGTTTGCAAAGACCGCTGCACGAATTTCAGCCTCAGTGTTTGCCGCAGCAACAACGTTAGACGTTGCAACAGTGAACAACTGTGCTGGGTTGTCGTACAAGAACGCCTTTACAGGGAAGTTTGAGTCTGCTCCTGATCCGGGCCAAAAGTTGGAAAAAACCTTTGAACCATCCACGGAAGAAACATACTCACATCCATTAAAGACGCCAGCGATTGAGACGTTACCGCCAGCCGCAGCTTGCAGATCGTCAATGACCCCTCCAGCAAGCGGGATAACCGCCATGCCTTGAAAGATCGGGTTACTATTGTCCGAAGCTATCCGATACTCGGTTGTACCAGTGGTATTAGCAGCGGACCCTAGAATGCCATACGGACGTAGCCCGAATGCTCCATTTGAATTTGCCATAATAGCAATCCTCTAAGTTTAGTCGGAGTCTCT